TAGTCCTTCTGCCAACAGCGCGGCGAGCACGCTCAACACGATTGCCCACTTCTTCTTCGCCAACGGTTGCTTTGGCGGTGTTTGGTCCGAATTTTCCATCCTCTTCCAATCCTTTCGCTCTCTGGAAGTGCAGCGTCAACGCTGTAAGTTGCGACCCATTCACAAAGCCACTATCCAGTTTCTTCTGATTATACTCGTCTGCGTTCATAACCAATCCGGTGAATCAAATATGGCGGAGTTGTGATCTTTGCTGAGACCCTCCATCAAATACTCCCTCATCTCAGACTTCCTCTCAGCCATCGCCATGGTCAGCACCTGATTAGGCACGCCATCCCTAATTGCGTAGTTATAATAACCAAGCATCGGGATTAGGTCATGGAACTCGACCAAGTCATCAACGTAGCTATCTGTCGTCCAATCCACAGACTGATATGGTATATATGTAAACCGAACAGTAGCGCTAATGTCACGATCAAAATGTACTGTACGCCCAATAATAATGTATCTAGGAGTCGATCCAGACGACTTCTTGCCATACGTGTAAAGGTCCGCCTGTCTAGACACAGGACTAAATGGCTGAGAAGCTTTTCCACTGTAAACCCTTTCGAGCGAAACCAAATGTTGCATCGGGTACTGCACCGCCGAACCAAGCAATACGCCGTTGAGGTCATGTGAGCTGCCAGATACCGTAATGTCTGAATATGTTGAATACCTAAGCTCATCCACAGAATTAACAAGCTTCCTGAACCTATTATATCCAAGCTCAAGATATTGCTGGACGTCGGCGTCTGAAAGAAAGCTGGTATCAGTTTCATCTGCATATGAGCGAAATAATGACTTTAGAGCGTTGACCTTCATACCTGGACCTCCGGCACATTCTGAGCCTGTCTCATCATAGCTCCACGCTGCTGCTCTACGGCCATCTGCCCCTGGGCGGCGGCACTTCCAGTGACCGCAAGGGTCTCATTTGATTTACCAGGAGCCTCCTGTCGAGGGAAGACCTTTGCGGCAGATGCCATCTGATAGGCCTCCGGTGGCTGACCAAACGTTAGGACTGACACATACACGTCCCGTATATACTTCTGGACGTCAGACCACGGCACATCCTGCTCGTTGATATAGGCCAGCGTCTCAGGCTTAGGCTTATAATACTCCTCTGAGCGCAAGAACTCACCAAACACCTTCTTGAAGGCATCCAGGTCGTCGTCAGGCATGATTTCAACCAGCAATCCGACCTTACACGCCTCGAGGATATCTCTGGCGTGTGAGAGCGCCGCCATCTTCTCAACGACAAACCTGTTCCCAGTTCTCATCGAAAGCTCCTCAACAACCCTCTCAGGAGCCATCAACCCTTGCTGGAACATGCTGAGTAGCGTGGCATCTCTTTGCTGCACATCGGCTGCGAATAGAGAGCCTGGGGCAATAATAACATCCGGCACATCCACAAAGTCGGTCTGCTTTATCTCCTTGAACATAGGTGCGCCGTAATGGTCAAACATTCTGACCATAAGGCCCTTGGTATAGTACTTCTTCATATAAGAAAGAGCGACCTTGCACATGTTTGCAACGCCCTTCTCAATCTCACCCGTTGTGACAGCTAGCTGGCTCTCATCTTTGTTTGTGATTGCCTCGATAGCTGCGCCAGATTTGATTGCGGGAACAGAGCGCCCCATCGTGACATGGTGGACACCGGCTATATCCTGCATCTCCTTCTCAATGACTGTCATGTTAGTCCAGACATCTGAAGGAAGACTTGCGGGTATCATGCGTTTTGGCTCTGGACCTATGCCAGACCACAGTATTTTCTGGCCCTGCTTGTTGGTAATCCTGCCAATCTGACTCTGTCTCGATGCAAGCCAAGGAGCGTTTGCGTTCAACCGGATAAACAATAACTGCTGGCTGCGCTGTTCGTTGTATTGGTCTTGTGGCCCAATAAGTGGATAGATAAGACCAAGCCCCCAGATTCGATGCGGTAGCTTGGTGTACCTAAGCGTCTGAACGGGCATCATGTCAAATGGCGTTCTACCCTTGTAGAGATATATGCTTCCTGAGGACACGGCGCATCTTCCATCACGCCAATACGTTGTATGAATATAGACGTTGTCTTTCGGCAACTTTCTTCCATACTTCTCTGTCTTAGCATCCTCAATACCGAGTATCTCCTCTTTCTGGTCTGGATAAGATGCAAGTAGGTCAGATCGATGAACCAGATGCCTGACCGAGACGAAGCTAGAGTGCTCAATCTTGGTAGCCTTGGACTCAAAGAATAGGTCATATGGGCTAACAACCTCCGTCTTTATCTTCTTTTCTTTAGAGTCATAGAAGGTGTGAAGGGCACATGTGCCGCAAGATGTCAACCATGACGAGGCCTCGAGGCCTATTTTATGCTTTAGGTCCTCAGTCACCCAGTAATAATGTAGGGCTTGTTCTGACGCTAGGCCCTTTGTGATATCCTCCCAGCTACGTGATGCCGGGGTTACGCCCATGCTAGGATACATCACCGACATCTTAGATGTGACGGTCCTAAAGATTGGCAGAATCTTGTTGGTTGTGGTCCTGTTTCTGTTTGTTGTGTCGATAATCCAGCTTCTGTCCGGTCCATCGCGGTCAATGTGTTGATGGCCTTCAAGATAGAACAGGCATACGTCCCATGTTGCGACATAGGGAAGCTTGTCGTTGGCAGAATCCTTTAGGATAGTTTCTATATCCTCAGGAAACTCATCTGTCTTTTTAGCAGATATCGAATAGCCAGCCATCGATTACTCCGTCAGCTTCTTCATAAGCATTTTGTATACGTCTTCTGCTATCTGGGATGCAGGGTTTGTGCCTTTAGAGATCGACCTTTCAATCATGCCTTGCATATCGGCCTTGTTGTCCTGGTGCCTAATAAAGTCACGATAGCCAGCCCTGGTCGCTCTTGGGTCTTTATCAGAGGACTTGTGCATTGCGCGTCCTGCCCTCCAGCCCCTAGCCTCTGCCCGGTGCTCTTCTTTTAGACGTCTCAGCCTACGCGCTCTAGCGGCCTCTTTATCGCGACGAACCCGCATAAGCTCATCCGACGCCCTGCCATACTCTTTATCCTGAGAAGCCCTTTCTTCCGCAAGAGCCCTATCTTTCCTAAGAATATTTTTGGTTGAATCATCCGCCCATTGGAGCGGGTAGAAATATCTTCTATCTCCCACAAATTGCCCCAACGCATCACTTGTTTCGTCGTCTGAGAGGAAATATGGGTGCGGTGGATCCATAAGCTCAAGCTCTCTTGGATTAGAAAAGACACCCTCCTCCTTAATTGGCTTGCCATAACCAGAAGGGCCACCATACTCGGACATTCGAGCGTCAAAATGGCTCTTGTTATCCCTGACATAGGAGGCGGTAAGTTTATCAACATTATCTTGCCTAGACCTACGCCTATCGTTTTCCCGGTCCATGGACTTATAAACACCGCGCTTAGAATTATTAAGAATGCCCATCCTAGCCGCATGACGTCTATTCTGATGCTCTCTGGCAGGACTAATGCCTTGCTCTGCAATAAAGTTTAGCAACATATCTGTCACTTCGCTTCTGCTGTAATATTTTTCTCTTTTTTTAGAAGGCATCAGTACTCCCAGTCATACCAGTCACCCGCCGCTCTTGCCTTATTTAGACTCTCTGTGTCTATTTGAGGCCTATCGGCTGTGACCATATCATAAAACCCACCAACAAGCGACTTCGCAATTCCAAACCCCTGTGCCCACGGGTTCCCGCTGCCAGAGGCGATTGACGATATTATATTTCCCAAAGCACCATCACCGACAGGCTTCGGCTTTTCCTTCTTGTCGATGCCATATTTTAGATTGGCGTCGGAGATAAAGGAGTCCTTGTCGTCAAAGAGTGTCATCTCGCTCTTTGGGGAGTCCTTTTCATCCGACAGCCTCATCCTGTCTTTCACGCCAAAGTAAGACATTAGACTCCCCCACCAAACCCAATCTCATGTGGCTGCAATGGCTCATGAAGCTCGAGTTTCTCTTCAACCTTCTTCTCCCTAATCCCGAGAAGAACAGTCTTGATATATCTTATAATCTGTATTTCAACAGAAAACGAGAAGATTTTTATAGTCTCGTCTGTAGATGTCAGAGAGATATTGAATTTCATAATAACTCCC